ATATATGAAAGAAAACAAAGAGATTGAAAAGTTCGTAGAAAGTCTATCAGAAGATTTTAATTTATCTGATAAAGGCGAACAAACAATAAGAGAAGTATTCGCTAGAGTCCACAACAACGCACTCAAGATGGTGGAGGATGAAGCTGTGCCTATAGTAGATGTGCCTTACATGTCAGACGGAAAGCCTGAATATTGGAAAGGTAGAAACGAAGTTATAGAATCAGTTATCAATAACATACAAAAACTAAAGATATGACACCACTAATAAACATAGCAAGATACCCTGAATACACTCAATGGTTACAATACCAACCACAAGGTAAAACATTATTAACATACGAGGAATGGTTACAGCATCACAAATAGAAAGCCTACTAGGCAAAGAATAATATATATGCCACAAGTTTATCGCTCAGACTTACAAAAAGTATATGAAAATATAGTCAATGAATCACATGATATTAAACTAAAACTAATGTTACTAAATAACCATATGAAAGAAACACAATGCTGTAAGGCAATACATAAAGAATACGAAGATGTAAATTCTAAAATAACTAAGGTAATATGTACTGGATGTGGTAACCCTTGCACCCTAGAAGATACACCAGAGAGCTGGAGAGATACACTAAAAGTAATAGTTTTTAATCTAGGACTAGATGCTGATATTCAAAAGAAGTTCTATCGAGATGTAGAATATCTAATTGAACAAGATGTTATCACCCAAGAACTAGCACGACAGAGGGAGGAGATGGTGGGGAAGATAGGGAAGTGGAATCCTATTCAGTGGAACGAGCAATCTTTATCAGAGATGAAAAAAGATATTATAAACCTAATTAAAGAGAAGTAATATGGAAGAACAATATACAAAAGGATTTAAAAGTTTACTCATAAGGATCTATTTCTATATAGAACAAGGTCTTAATGTATTAAACCTATTTAGAAACCTATTCTTGGGAATATTTGGACTTTATATAACACTTAAACTATCTAACTATATGTATTTAGTAGCTATGACAGCTATAAGTATGCCTATACTAGCTGTTCTTGGGTATTATTCAGTACACTATATAAACAAAACAAAAGAATGGCTTAACATAAAGTTTTCAACACATTATGCTAAAAAGACTTTTGATTATCAGGAAGATATGGTAAAATCATTACAAGAAATAAACAAAAAATTAAAATAAACATATGGAAAATATAATATCATTCGTATTCGGAATAGTAATAATCACAGTATCTATATTCTTTGCTTTCATGCCTGCGCTTGTAGCATACAGTAGAGGAACTAAAAACAAGATACCTGTACTGATCATTAACCTATTTCTAGGTTGGACTCTTATAGGCTGGGTAATAGCATTAGCAATGGCTTACTCACATGATGTAGAGCCAAAGGTTGCAAAGAAAAAAACAAAGTAATATAATACAGATATATTTAGAAATAGTGATGTAACGACCACTCATGCCCTGTTAAGTTGGGGGATAGTAGCTTAAAGTAAAGCGATAAGTAAACAATCAAACTCGAAAGGGTTTGTTTTGTTTTATGTATGTGGTATAATTTATGTATGAAATACAAAGATGAAGAAGATATAAATGCTGATAATCAGCAAGATAACACCAAAGAGCATCTTCGACCATATATGTGGAAGAAAGGACAATCAGGAAACATCATGGGAAGACCAAAAGGAAAGACTATGAAAGAATATGCAAAAGAATACCTTGAAAAGATGAATGATGATGAACGTGATGAATGGTTGGAGGGATTAGATAAAAGTATTGTATGGCAAATGGCAGAGGGTAAACCAAGACAAGATACTGGAATAACATTAGATCCTAGTACATTAGCAGGGATAAAAGTAGAGATAATACAACCAAATGCAATTAAACCTGAAAGCAACACCGATATTCCTCAAGACTAGGGAACGTACAGAGCGTATAGTCATAAACGAGGGAAGTTCTAGATCATCAAAGACTTACTCAACAATGCAAATGTTCTTTGTGAAGATGTATGAGGAAAACAATATATTAATCACAGTGGTTAGAAAGACACTACCCTCTTTGAAAGCAACAGCATACAGAGATTGGCTTGATATTCTTAATAAGAATGATGTGTATAGTCCTGCACACCATAACAAGTCAGACTTAACATACACTATAGGAACAAACACAATAGAGTTTATATCAGTTGATGACTTTGAAAAGGTAAAAGGAAGAAAGCGAGATTATCTATTCTGTAATGAAGCAAATGAACTCAATCACAATGATTTTACACAGCTTGCTTTACGTACTACTAAGCAGATATTTCTAGACTACAACCCATCACATGATGAGTATCACTGGATAGAGGAAAAAATAAAGACACGAGATGATGTATATATTATTAAATCAACATATAAAGATAACCCTTTCAACAGTAAAGAAACCATAACAGAGATTGAACGTCTAAAAGAAACTGATCCTAACCTATGGCGTATATATGGTCTTGGTCTTATGGGTATTGCATCAGCTCGTATATTCACACACTTTGAGTTATGTGATGAGATGCCTGAACAAGGTGAAACTATATACGGACTAGACTTCGGTTTTAACCACCCTACAGCGCTTGTAGAAGTGAGAGAATACGATGATGCGTATTATGTTGATGAATTGTTTTATAAGTCAGGGTGGACTAACTGGGAACTTGTACTACGTCTTAAAGGTTGGGAGAATATGACAGATGAGGAAAAGGAAAAAGTTCAGACAGAGTTTAAGAGAACAGAGGAGGACTTTATAGACTTGAAGATACAAAGAGATAAGTATTTATTCTGTGATAGTGCAGAGCCTGCTCGTATAGAGGAAATAAGGCGTGCTGGATACAATGCAGATAGTTCAGATAAAGACGTTAAGAAAGGAATCGACACTTTAAAGAGTAAGAAGATATACGTTACCAAAAGAAGTGTGAACCTACTGAAAGAATACAAAGGATATTCATGGAAAGTAACAACAGACGGAAAGATACTTGATGAACCTGTGAGAGTGAACGATGACGCAATCTGTGCAACTAGATATAGTATATACACCTACATTATGAAGTCAGCTAACCAAGCAAACATTCGTTTCTTGTAAAATACCTGTGGTATAATATTTTTATGGACTTCTTAAACAATTTTTTCAAAAAAGAAATCAAACTACCTATACTAAGTACAAGTGTATCGCAACCTAGATTTTCTATTACAGGACAATCAAACGATTCAGGCTATCTAAAAGAATACAAAAACTGGGTATTTGCATGTGTAAATGCTAGAGCAGAAGAACTAGCAAGTATTAAACTTGAACTATACAGTGGAGATAAAGAGATTGAAAATAACGAGATAATACAACTACTCAATGATGTGAACCCTAACATGACAAAGTATGAGTTGTTCTTCGGTACACAAGCCTTTCTTGATCTAACAGGTAACGCATACTGGTATCTAGCAAGAGATAAAGACGGAGCAGGTAAAATAAAACAGATTTACTTACTACAGGCAGATAAGATGCACATAGTACCGAACAAAGATAATCCTTTGATTATTGAGGGCTATGTATATGTAAATGGCAAAGATAAGATACCTTTTAATCCTAACGAGATATTACATTTCAAGAACTTTAACCCTATGGGTGGTTATCCAAACCCCCATAAAGGTATGGGTATTGTGCAAAGTGCATTATGGGCTATTGAAACAGACAACGAAGCACGAACATGGAACTACTCATTTTTTAAGAACTCTGCTAAACCAGACGGAATACTATCAACAGAGGGAACTTTGTCAGATGCACAGTATCAGCGTATAAAACAACAATGGTCGCAAAACAATGGAGGATCAAGTAAAAACGGAACTATTGGTATCACAGAGGGTGGTCTTAAATGGACAGAAACGTCAAAGACACAGAAAGACATGGATTTTACAGCGCAACGAACATTCTCACGAGATGAGATATTCACTATGTTCAGAGTGCCTAAATCTGTTCTAGGTATTGTTGAAGATGTAAACAGAGCAAACGCAGAAGCATCTGATTATGTATTTGCAAAACGTACTATCAAACCATTGATGAGGAAGTTTGTAACAACACTAAATGAATACTTGTTGCCTGAATATGGAAATAATCTTAGGTTTGAGTTTGAAGATCCAACACCTGAGGATAGAATGGCAGAGCTACAAGAGTATGCTCTAGGACATAATAAATGGCTCACTACTAACGATATACGTCTTGAGGAGGGTCTATTACCAAGTGATAAAGGTAATGAGTTCTATGGGACATTTAGCGAGGTTGTACGTGATACAGTATCTAAAAGCAAACCTGTTAAAAATGCAGAGGTACAAGCTAAAGGTGCAGATAAGGTAATACAAGACTTTATTGCAAAATTACCTAAGAAAGAAATTAAAGAGATACGAAAAGCTACTAAGGCACAGAAAGATGTGTACAAAGAGGTATATCTGAAGCGCTTTGATGATGCAGAGAAACAACTTATTGTTGAAGTTAAGAAATACTTTAGAGATCAAGAGAAAGAGGTATTGAAGAATGTAACAGAAGAATACAAAGGACTAAAGCCTAATGAGTTCATTATGAAAGGTGTTGAAGATGTGGTATTTGACATGGATAAGGCAGTAAGTGCAGGTATATCATTGATCACACCTAATATACGCAAGTTTCTAGAACAAGGGGCAGAAATGGGAGATAGTATCACAGGAGGAAACTTTGTATCAGACACAATCACAGAAAGATTTATAAAAGACAGAGCAAAGTTCTTTGCAACAACTATAAATGATACAACATCAGAAGCAATCATAAAGACACTTACAGAAGCGCTTGAACTTAATGAGGGTGTTGCAGATATCCAAGAGAGAATTAAAACTGTATACAACGAAGCAGAAACATATAGAACTGAACGTATTGCACGAACAGAAGTATCAGCTAGTCTTAACGAGGGGAATGTACAATCATTTAAGCAAGCAGGTATAGAGCAAGTTGAATGGCTTGCAATAGTAGATAACGTAACATCAGACGAATGTATTTCAAATGATGGAGAAATCAGAGAAATAGGAAAAGAGTTCCCAGCAGGAGTTACACAACCTCCAACTCATGTAAATTGTAGATGTAGTGTGCTTCCTGTATTTAACGACTAAAAACTATGAACGATAAACAAATCAAAGAAATAATTAAAAAGGAAATAGCTCCGTTACTCATAGGTATACGTAACGATTTAGAAGTGAATAAAAAAGCTCTCGATAATGTATCGGAGGAACTAAAAAAAAAGTCAACATTAGAGTACGACTTAGAAATAGACGATAATGATTACAAAGGAGAGAAAGGAGATACACCTACTGATGATCATTTACTTAAGCTTATAACACCTCTTATACCGAAACGTGGTAAGGAGTATTTTACTGATACAGACATATCAAACATTGTACAATCAGTACGTGATCTATTGCCTAGAAAAGAAGATTTAAAGGGTGAAAATGGTAATGATGGTGTGATTGACTATTCTACAGTCAAAGACCTCGCTATGCCCATAATAAAGGCTAAATATGATGTGTTAAAAGGTGAAATAGATATACTATCTAAAGCATTACAAGCAGAAATTAAAAAAGATAAGAGTATTGATGTTAATAAGCTTGCTAAACAGATACGAGATATATGGGAAACATATAAAGGTAGTGATAGACTAGATGCAAAAGCTATTAAAGGTTTAGAAAATTATGTACAGACTTTTATTTCAACATCTACAGGAGGAGGTGGAGGATCTAGCACTGGAGGTGGCATTCAATCAATAGTCGCAGGTACAAACATCGCAGTAGACGATACAGACCCAAGTAATCCGATTGTTTCGTCAACAGGATTACAATCAGGCGATAACATCTCTGAACTAGTAAACGATGTTGGTTACATAACAAGTTCTGATTTAAGTGGGTATGTACCAAATACAGGTGCTATATATGA